TATTACAACAACTACCGGTACTGCTGCTCGTGGTCAATCTGTTAACTGCCTGGTCATTGACGAGATGGCATTTATTGAGCCTCACTTAGTAGAAGAGTTTTGGAAATCAGTTTTCCCTATTATTACTTCTTCTAAAAAATCTAAAGTATTTGTCTGTTCTACAGCCAATGGTACTGATAATCTATTTTACAAATTATATCATGGGGCTATCGAAGGAGAAAATGGCTGGGCGCATGATAAAATAAAATGGGATGAAATACCAGGTCGCGATAAAGCATGGGCCCAAGCTACTAAAACAGCTATTGGTTCAGCAGATGCATGGTTACAAGAATTTGAATGTGAGTTTATTCATTCAGGTGAATCAACACTAGATGATGAACTATTCGAAGAAATGATGCAAAAAGTATCCAAGCCCAAAATTTTATTAGATGAAGGTCATTATAAAATTTGGGAAGAACCGGATGACTCTAAATTATATGTCGCAGGTGTTGATATATCAGAAGGTGTTGGTATCGATGCTTCTGTCATTCAAATACTAGATATTACTGACATAAGAGATATTAAACAAGTAGCTATATATAGAAACAATAAAATTCCTCCATTAGAGTTTACTAATAGAGTTTATAAGATTCTTCGAAATTGGGGGTCACCTCTCGCTTTAATAGAGCGAAATAATTGCGGAGCTCAAGTGGTAGATAGGTTAGCTACTGATTTAGGATACGAAAAGATAGTATCATATGGAAATGCTAATGCACACAGACGCAATGTAATGAGAGGGATGATAGCCCATACTAACACAAAATATAAAGGAGTATTAAACATGCGATACTTTATGAATGAAGTGCGTACTGTTAGTATAAATGAAGAAGAAACAGTAATGGAGCTAAGAAACTTTGTCAGATATCCTAATGGTACATGGAAAGCTCGAGCTGGTTTTCATGACGACCGCGTGATGGCCATGCTTTATGGTCTCTTTATATTAGAGAAAGAAATAACAGAACGATTTTTTGAAATTGTAGAAGAAGATGATATGGGTAAGCCATTGGTAATAGAGCCGATGGATTTCGGAGTACAGTATTTCGAAGATCCAACATCCATTTATCTAGATGAGGAGATTGTAGGTAGTAATACTCATTCCTTACCTGCTATAGTTTGGGGCATGGGAGGCGAGCAAAATGCTGACATGAGTGAGCTAGAATCTTTCGGTTTTAAATTAGTTGGCGAGAAGCCACCAAAAGACTGGCAAGGTCACACACTGTAACACAGAACAATAAATAATATAAACGGTAATTACACATGGCAAAAAATACATACCGGCAGTCAATGCTAAATAAATCAAGAGCGGACAAGTTTCTACTGGTCTTTGATATACCTCCTATCTTGAAAACGTTTAATAGAAATTGGAATCAAGACCAAGACAATAATTCTATTATTAGCGACACGGTTCAATTTTCTATCTTTGGAACTACAGTCCCAGAAATAACTGTTCCTGCCGTCG